TCTTCATCAGTTTCCGTAATAGAGGAATCGTCCGTAGTTTCAGTAGAAACTTCAGGAACGGGCCTTTCTACGGTCTGCTCATATGTGAGAGTAGGAAGAATATTTTGAGCGTAAGTTTTTACCTCTTCATATTCTTCTAACTTGACAAGATCTGCGATGTCATGTAGACTGTCCATCCAAGTAGCAACCTCAGCCTCCGAACCCGCCGTGCTAGGCTTGGGACGGGGGGCTGATTGGTCATACTTAGGCCAACGGCCTTCTTGGACCTTAACAATCTTAAAATCATGACCAGTTTGCAGGTCTGTGATATCACCATAATCCTCATCAAGCATAGCCGCAACAATCTTCTGGAACAGCATGATTCCTACGGACAGGATCTTGACCTCACCAGTGTTCCTGTCTACAATATTCATGTAGAAACGGGAACGAGGCTTGATCTCCCGCGCTTTGTCTTCGTCAGCCTTACTATCAGTCTTCCAAAGACCTCTATAGGCATCACAAAGGGGACATGGCTCACCATGCATAGAGCGACAATGAACATTCTTCGCCATCATTTCCCCACCTTCGTTAGGGAGGTTAATGCGGTGAATCTTTGTTTCAGCGTAGAACTCAGTATCTTCGTCAGAGGAAGGAAGGATGCGAATCATATTCGTACCATCAGCCACCTGAAAGAACTTGTTCATAAAATTGTCACCGCCTGAGAAGACCTTCTCAAGCTGCGTATACTTCATACGAAGTTTATCCAAATCTACGGTCATTTTTTCTTTCTCCAGTTTGTCAGTTTTTAGTTATGAGCGTTTGGCTCATTGTATTATAGGTCGGCAACCCAATTTTTCAAAATTTATTGTAAAGATTTGCCTCTGACCTACTAAGGATGGAGTGCTGGACAAGCATATCCTTCCTTTGTTCCATAGCCTTGGCCAGCCCTTTAAGAAGGCCAAATTTAAACTTTATTGTACGAATTTCAGTAAGCAATCTTTCATGTTTCGGAAGAGACCTAACAAAGTTCTCAATAGATCTCACAGTAAACTTTGTACCAGCCATCCTTCGCCTCTCTTCTTCTTCATAACTAGTTTTTGCAACAAAATTATCGTACTCAGTGGTCGCTTTCTCCAATTCTTTCTTAGCAACTTCGAACAAACCATTGTAGTAGGCAAATCTACTCGCTTGTTCCTGAAGTTCGTGTTCTAAATTAGTAGTATCAATCTCAGTCAACTTCTGACTGATAGCGACATACGAATCCCAATCAAGCTCCTTATAAGAAATAAGGAGAGCATCTGCTTTATTCATCATCTTCATAATCCTCATCTGTATTCTCACTCATGTGTAGAATGGAATAATCAACAGTCATAGGGATAATAAACCTTTGGTTACTATTCCTCGACTTCATAACATAACAACGCATTCTCCCAGAATCAAACTCTTCTTCCGTCTGATTCAAAGAGACTGCAAAATCACAAGTTCTAATTTTTCCGTAAGCATCAGCAAGTTCAGAGTCAGTAATCACTTTTACGGCCCTCCCCTGCCTATTAGTCTGTGTAGCGGTCCATAGCAAACACTTATTCTCTACTGCCAAACCACGGAGTTCCTCAGAAATCCTCTGCTGGGCTTGATACTCGTGCATCCCCTCATTAGTAGGACGCATCAATTCAAGGTAATCAACAATAAGCAAATCAGGGACGAAATCATCATAATTCTTTAACTGTACCAGAAGTGAACGAACGGTATTAACAGTAGCAAGTCCAGTAGGGAACTGTTTAATCACCAAATCACTATTAGGGATAGCCTCCCGAACCTTCTCAAGCCTCTGGGACAAGGCTGATTGATTTGTTTTTAGTCTAGACTGAGGTATCTTGGTCAGAACTGAGTCGAACCTCTGAGCGATCTTATCCTCTGACATTTCCAGAGAGATATAGAGTACCTTGCGACCTTCGCTTAAGGACTGCACAGCCTGATTAACTAGGAACATGGACTTGCCAACCCCAGGGGGAGCCACTACCATGCCTAACTCACCCAGACTCAAGCCCCCGTCAAGACAACGATTTAGAGAAGGGAGGATCGTACCAAATCTATCAGAAAAATCTTCCGACAGAATTCGCAACCATCTCTCCTTTATAGAAGGGAAATAGCTTTGACCAACATCAATATTTCTGCTAACGGTAAGAGCCTTTCTCACCAGAGGCTCAATATCACCAATTTTATCGTCCTTCAAGAGAAGCATGCTGGCCTTAATAGCCTCTTTCATAGCGGACTTCTTAGCGAAGTCTTCTACAAGGTCTATAAGGTAGGAAGGGTTCTCAACACAGGAGGTATCCAGAGAATTGATATAGGTCAACTCGTCTTCATAGTCAGAGAGGTCTTCTCTGGGAGATAAAGACTGCCTAGCCTCTTCCAGAATGATCTCATCATTAGGAAGGGTCAGATACTTATCACGGTGTCCATTGATTATCTCAAATAGCTTAGCATGGGAGGGAAATTCGAAGTAATCAGGCTTTATAAGATTAACAAGTTCTACATAGAAATTGTCATCTGATTTCAGAAGGTAAAGAATGCCCCTCTGAATGTTCTCACTAAACTCGTATTTCATTTATTTTATGTAGGTTAAAGGTTCTGTTTTGATTTGTCGCCACCACAATCGGTAACATCTAGTCCCGCCTTATCATAGGCAATTTTAGTCATTTTTTTCATTCGTTCTTTTTTCTTTTTGGCATCTTTTTCGCTTAACATTTTTGCTGCTCCTGCTTTTACCATCGCTCCAACATCAAATTTCATGGGCGTATAAGGGGTTGCCTCCTGAGCCAATCTATTCTTAGTATCTTTTTCCGCTTCTCTATAAAACTCTTTTGCTCTAGTCTCATCTTTACCAGCATATAAGTCTTCAATTATATGTCCATCATTATAATTTACATGAGCTACTCCATAATCTCGTGTACCCTTTTTTCCACACTTAGGGCACATAGAACCTTTACCAGATTCAGACATAGGACGTACCTTTTCCCAATAAATATTACAGGGATCACAACTAAATTCGTAACAGGGCATTATCCACACTCCCCGCCCGCCATCGAGCAAACCATACCGTCAGCAACTGCCTGTTCCCTGAAGGTATCCCCCATGTACTTGTTTATGTTATCAGTAGTATAGGGGATTGCTACCAAAGGCTCATCACCCTTAGACCCCGCTCTGTAAACAGTTAGTCCCTTGAGATAGTGGGAATACTCCAAAGCAATATCCATAAATTCCTCAGCAGGGTAACTCTCTGGTAGATTTATTGTTTTACTGATACAAGAATCCATAAACCTTTGGATGGTTGCCTGAACCCTTATGTGCTCTTCTGGGGCAACATCATAAGCTCCAACAAAGTCACCTACATCCAAGCCATTAGTAATATACTCCTCAAACAAAGGATCAACAACCAGTTGTTCCTTATTAACATTGCCGTCTCTATAACGTCTTAAATACATAGCAGAGAAGATAGGCTCAATACCAGAAGATACCCCCATAAGCATGGAAATGGTACCGCAGGGAGGTATAGTCAACATCACCGCATTCCGTATCCCGTGCTTCTTGATAAGCATTCTGATGCGGGCAGGTAAAGTCTTAGCAAAATCCTCTGATAGATAGTCCTTATAATTAAACGCTTGGAATGCTCCCTTATCCCTGGAAGTGTAGATGGATTCCTTATATGCTTCATCCCGTATAGTGGTAAAGAGCCTTTCAAGAAACTCCAAGCACTTCTCACTTCCGTAGCGTATGCCAAGCTTAATCAACATATAATGTAGACCAGTAACCCCCAAGCCGATTCTGCGAGATCTCTGAGCGACATCTTCACAAGTTTTTGTAGGGAAGTGATTTATAGTCAGGATATTGTCCAAGAAGCGGACACCAGAGCGCACAGTACGAGCCAACCTCTTCCAATCTACCTCACCATCAACAACCATATTAGAGAGATTAACATTTCCTAAGCAACAATTACCATAAGAAGGTAGGCTAATTTCACCACAAGGATTAGTAGAGTCTAGACTCTCAAAGTAACTTACATTAGTATAGCTATTAGCAAGATCAATATTATAAATACCAGGGTCTCCTGACTCTACAGAATTCATCCAAATCTTATCCCACAGGTCTTTGGCCTTAAAATCGGCCTTACCAATAACTTCAAAGGTATCCGTAAATACAACCTTACTATGCTGCTCTGCCCTGGCTAACGCATCATCAGCGTCTACACCTACGGAATTAATAGTTTTCCTGTCACCATTTGCACTTATCCTGTCAATCTCATAAACATAGTAAGTCTTGTTATTGAAAGTAAAGTACCAGTCTTCGCCAAGCTCACAAGCCTCAAGAAAGCGGTTGGTGATAGCCACCGAAATATTGAAATTGTTCAACTCTCCTTTATCCAGTTTGACATGGAGGAACTCTAGGAGGTCTGGGTGAGTTATATTTAAAATGCCCATCAGAGCGGTACGCCTACTGCCACCAGACCGCACATGACAGCCTATCTCATTAACCATTCGCATAACAGAGATGGCTCCTGGGGCTGAGTGCTTATTATTTTGTATATCATCCCCTTTAGGACGAATCTTTGAGAAATTGAACCCTATACCACCACCAGCACAAGAAATCTTATACATATCATCAATAGTTTTACCTATCGAGTTGACAGAATCTTCAGGAATAATAACATAACAATTGAGAAGATTGTGCTTACCAGCATTACGCCCGGAACCGTAAATAATGCGTCCTCCAGGGATGAGATCACCAGACGATATCG